GTTATTACTAAAAGATTCTTCTGTTCATATGGCATATGGTTCAGAGCAAAATGGTTCTAAAAACAGAAAAGATTTTCAATTTTATTTTGATGAAAAAAGAAATGATACAGAAGATTTGTGTGCAGAAACTCATAAGATATTAGATATTGGTTTAGCAAAATATATGGATGAGTTTCCATCATTTGCTGTAATACCATGTTACAGTAGAGTTATAAAAGTACAAAAAACGCCACCTAAAGGGGGATTCCATGAATGGCACAAAGAACATTTTCTTGGCGAAGCATCTCACAGAATATTAACATGGACAATTTATTTAAATGATATACCTGAAGGTGAAGGTGAAACTGAGTTTCTTGAGTATGGCGTAAAAGTACAACCCAAAAAAGGAACTGTGTGTTTTTTTCCTGCATCTTGGACACACACTCATAGAGGAAATGCAGTTTACACAAAAGACAAATATATAGCAACTGGTTGGTACTACCAAGTTTAAGGAGAAAAATAATGGCAAAAATAACATACATCCACGAAGGAGAAAAAGATAGCACAGCAAGAATAGCTATTGATGGTGAGTACATTGACTCAGCAAATTTTGTTGGTTTTGTTGATAGTAACATTCATGCAATACAATGGGATGGTTCATCAGGTGAAATTGAGTACAAGGACAATACACCAAATGCAACAATAACAGATATATCATCTTATGGCTTTGAAACAAAATATGCGACAGAAAAACAAGCAAAATTAGATGCTGAATCACAAGCTGAAACACAAGCTGAGGCTGATAGAATTGCTAACATGACATATGCAGATAAAAGATTAGCAGATTATCCATCTATAGGCGATCAGTTAGATGACATTTATCACAATGGTATTGATGGTTGGAAAGGTACAATCAAAGCAATTAAAGATAAGTATCCAAAAGAATAAATATGAAATATAAAGTCTTTGACAATTTTTTACCTAATGAAGAATTTAATGCAATAGCAAATATAATTATGTCTCAAAATTTTCATTGGTATTATTTACAAGGTGTGGCTTCAAAAGCAAATGAAGATGAAGCTACCAATAACAACAATTTTTTTTTTACACACCTTCTTTATGCAGCACATCAACCTACATGTAATCATTATAATGATATTATGGGTAGTGTAGAAAGAGCATTGAATGTAAAAGCAAATATGATTGTTAAATCTGTTATAAGAATAAAATGTAACTTATATACGAGGACTGAAAAAATACTTGAACATGAGTTTCATGCTGACCAAACTTTTAGTCATCATACCTGTATTTTAGGTATTAATGACAATGATGGTTATACGATGTTTGAAAATGGAGATAAAGTTGAAAGCAAGGCAAACAGAATGTTAGTTTTTGATGGTTATGATAGACATTGTTCAACAACATGTACAGATCAAAAAGTAAGATTAAATATTAACTTTAATTTTTTATAGGAAACAAAAGGAATAATAAAATGATTCAAGATCAACTAGATGATATTTATCACAATGGTATTGATGGTTGGAAAACAACTATAAAAGCAATTAAAGATAAATATCCTAAATAAAAGTTAGTTTAATGCCAATAACGTCTTTAAAATTCAGACCTGGAATAAATAAAGAGACAACTTCTTACTCAAACAAAGGTGGATGGAACGATTGCGATAAAATACGTTTTCGTTTTGGATTTCCAGAAAAATTAGGTGGTTGGGAAAAATATGCTGCTGGAACTTTTTTAGGAACATCAAGAACTTTACATTCTTGGGCAAATTTAGAAGGTGACAAGTTTTTAGGATTAGGAACTGAACAAAAATTTTATATTGAACAATCACAAACGTTCAATGATATTACTCCAATAAGACGTAAAGTCGTTAATGGTGTTGTAATTTTTGATATTGATGGAAACCCAATTATAACAGTTGTATCAGGAAATGCTGGCACTGGTGCTGTTGGAACAGTTATTATTGAATCAACTTACAAAGTTAAATCAACTAATCCAGAAAATAATTTAAGAATTTTAGGTACTACAGAACTTGGAACAGTCACTATAAACACTCCTCCTTCTTCTGCGAATTTATTTGGTACTGGAGAAGTGGGAACTGCTACTGTATCTATTACAGATGAATCAACTGTTATAGTAGGCGATTAAAGTATGGCAATAACTTTTACCACATCAACATCAAGTTCAACTGTTACTGTGAATGATACTTCTCATGGAGCAATAGTTGGGGATTTTGTAACCTTTAGCAATTCTAATACTGGTAATACAACTTTAAATTTTCAACTGAATCAAGAGCATAAAATTGTTACTGTGCCAACAAATGACAGTTATACAATAACATTAAGTGATGATGCAGCAGCGACTTTGTCTAGTTCTGGATCAGCAGACGCAGAATATCAAATAAACACTGGATTAAATACAGTTGTACCAGGTACTGGCTGGAGTGCTGGTAGATGGGGTGCAGATGGTTGGGGATTAGCTTCAACTGATGTTGTTGGTGGTGGCACAATTAAACTTTGGTCACAAGATAATTTTGGTGAAGATTTAATTTTTAACGAAAAAGACGGCTTTGTTTTTTATTGGGATAAAACTCTTGGACTTAATGTAAGAGCAAAAAATTTAATTGAATTATCTGATGCAGCACCGACTAAATCAATAAAAGTTATTGTGTCTGAAAGAGATCGTCATGTAATTTGTTTTGGTGCAAATCCTTTAGGATCAAGTTCTCAAGATAAATTGTTAATTAGATTTAGCACACAAGAAAATCCATTTCAATGGATACCAAGTGCGACTAATACGGCAGGTGATTTGAGAATAGGTTCTGGTTCTGAAATTATAACTGCTGTAAAAACAAGACGAGAGATAGTTGTTTTAACAGATACATCTGTTCATAGTATGCAGTTTATAGGGCCACCTTTTACTTTTGGAATAAATCAGCTTGCTAGTTCTATTACTGTTCGTGGTTTCAATAGTGCTGTTGCAGTGGGTGATGCTGTGATGTGGATGGGTTATGATAGATTTTATATTTATGATGGTCGTGTTCAGGTTTTGCCTTGTTCTGTAAGAGACCATGTGTTTCAAGACTTTAATGAAACACAATCAGACAAAGTGTATGTGGGTGTAAATTCAGCTTTTGGTGAAGTATTTTGGTTCTATCCTTCAGCTACAAACGCAATATCTAATGGTGGAAATGGTGAAAACGATAAATATGTTGTTTATAACTATGATCAGAAAATCTGGTATGTTGGCAATCTTGCAAGAAGTTCTTGGATAGATAGAGGTGTTTATCAATATCCTTTAGCAACAGATTCTAATCTTGTGTATAACCATGAAAAAGGTAACGATAATGATGGTGCAGCTTTCACATCATTCATACAATCAAGTCCTATAGATATTCAGGATGGTGATCAATTTGTATTTTTAAGAAGAATGTTACCAGATGTAAGCTTTGATAATAGTGATAATGATATAAGCGAAAATGATAAAAAAGCTATATTTTCATTAAAAGCACAAAGATCTCCTAATGGTGGTTTTGTAAAAACTTCTGAAAACACTGTAACATCATCAACAGAAATCAATCATTTAAGATTAAGAGGTAGATCTTTTGGATTGAGAGTTGAAAGCACTACACCAAAAGTAAATTGGAGACTTGGAACAAACAGAGTTGATTTAAGAGCGGATGGAGATAGATGAGCAGACAACTTGCACCACCAAATTTTTCATTACCACCAGACGAGTATGATCCACAATATTTCAGTGAGATGGTAAGAAGTCTAAGTCAACTTGTCACACAATTACAAAATCCCGGTGAACTTCGAGGAACAAAAATCACTTTGACGGATCTGCCAACAAGTGATGAAGGTCTTGAGCCTGGATCTCTTTTTAACGATAATGGAACAATTAAAGTAAAGGCATAGACGAAATTACAATTTTAGGATAATATAAAGCTATGAGTTTAGGAAAACTAATAAAATCACTTGCACCAATTGCAATAAGTGCCTTTGCTGGTCCAGCAATTGGTTCTGGCATAGGTCAATTGTTTGGTAGCTCTGCTGTTAGTCCCTTTATTTCAAGAGCCTTAACAGGTGCAGTCACATCTAAATTAATGGGTGGTAAAAACAAAGATGCTTTAAGAAATGCATTGCTGTCTGGAATTGGTGGCATGGCTATAGATAGCTTTGGCGGACAAGCTCAAATGTCAGAAAATCAAACATTAAAGCCTGGACAATATACCAAAGCAGAAATTGAAAGAAATCAATTAGTTCCCACCTCATCTGGTAGTGGTCAATCAAATATACCAACTGAAACTGCCACAAAAGGTGTTGCAGAATCCTTTAAACCTCAAACTTTTACTGGTGAGTTACTTAAATCAAGTGGCATTGGAACAGATAATTTATTAGCACGTTTATTAAACACAAGAATGGGTGAGGGGTTAACCGCTGGATTAGTTGCACAACTACTTGCAGGAGATGATGAAGAAGACACAAGAAGAGAGTTTGAAAGAAGGCCGTTTGGATATGGTGGGCCGGGAGGTCAACTTGGTGGGATTAGATATGCCGCAGATGGAGGTCTAAGTAATCCAATGGATTTTCCAAGAAGAAATGGTGGTATTGACCCATCAGAGGGTTCTGGAACAAAAGATGATGTGCCTGCAATGCTTATGGCAGGCGAGTTTGTCCTTACCAAAGATGCCGTCAGAGGATTGGGAGATGGCAATCAAAGAAAAGGCATACAAAGAGCATATAATATGATGGACAACTTGGAGGCTAGAGCATAATGGCTGTACAAACTGTAGAAAATATACAAAGATTACCTCCTTATTTAGAAGGTTTGCAAAAAAGATTATTGCAAACTGGTTTTGGTGTATTTGATGGCGATACCCAAACAACTCCGGGATTACTTGACAGTGCTCTTAACTTACCCGGATTTCAAATAGCTGGCACAGACCCATTACAAACAAAGGCTACTCAACTAGGCGAACAAATGGTTGGGTCTTTTCAGCCTTTTATGAGAGGAGCGGCAGATCAAGCACTTGGAGCACAACAAGCTTTAACAAGTGGTTTAGGTTTTTTACAACCAGAATCTATTAAAAGATTTCAAGACCCATTTCAAGATCAAGTTATTGATGTTGCAATGCGTCAGCTTAACAGACAGGCAGATATGAGAAGAGCTGGTGCAGATGCACGAGCAATTCAATCAGGAGCTTTTGGTGGGTCAAGAGAAGGTGTTCAAAGAGCAGAGACAGAAAGAGGTTTGCAACAAATAAAATCAGACACTCTCTCTAAGCTTTTATCTCAAGGATTTGGTCAAGCTTTAAAAGCATCACAAGAAGCAGGAAGACTTTCTGGTGGTATTGGTCAGGCATTTGGTACATTAGCAGGAACAACAAGTGATTTAGGTCGATTGCAACAAGCTTTAGGTCAATCAGATGTTTCTCAGTTATCCCAGTTAGGTGCGTTAAGACAAAGGCAACAACAAGCAGGTTTAGATGCTATGAGAGCTAACTTGATGCAACAAGCACAAGAGCCTTTTACAAGATTACAAATAGGTCAAAACCTTCTTCAAGGCATGCCTAGTGCAAGTATTCCATCTACATTTCAACAAGCTACAACGCCAGGTGCAAATCCATTTTTACAAGGTATAGGTGCATATACTACATTATCTCAAATAGCACCATTTGGCGGAGCAACAGCTAACAAATAGAGGTAAGCATGGCACCAAAACAAGGCTTGAACATTGGAGATACAGACGCTTTACTTAAAAGTTTAAATCTTCCTAGCCAACCTAAAACATTTGCAGAGTTAGCTCAAACATATGGAAAAGGATTGCTTTCAGGTGAGGGGCCTGCCGCTAAAACATTTATACCACCAGTCAAAAGCATGGAACAAATGTACGGCAAACCTAAGACGCAAGGTGAAAAGGTTTTACAATTTTTAGGGGACATCCCTTTAACTGCACTTGAGGGTGGTAGACTAGCAACTGGTGGGATAGGAATGTTCACAAATCCAGGTGGTAATATACTTGGTGATTATTTAAATCAATTAACACCAGAAGAGTTTGAAAAAAGAACTGGTGGTCTTGGTGCTGGTCCAGAGATATTTTTGCCAGATGATCAAACATCATCAATACCAGGATCAGACATCTTTACAGACGAAGGTCAGAGCAAGTTAGCATCAGAAACATCAAAAGCATTAGAAAATTTGATAGGTAAAAGTGTTGGTGATGTTGGTGCTTTTGACCCACAAGGTGATGTTGACCAAGCAACCATAGACAAACTACAAGAAGAGTCAAAAGGCAAACCTTCTGAAGTTAGTACGAGTGAAGTTATTGATACAAGCTTTGATAGTGATTTTGATGCAGATACAACAGATTCATCAAAAGCTACTGGAGATGAGGTGGAAGGTGCAGACACACCTGCTAAGAAAGCCACAGTTAAAGCTTTAGATGAGTTTTTAAAAGAAGCAAGACCTGGCGTAAAGCCTAGAAAATACGAAGATTATATCAAAGAGTTTGGAGAAGTTACTGGATTAGATGTTTCTGGTGAGCCAGATACCAAACAAGCATTAATGTCTTTTGGTTTAGCTTTGATGCAAAACAGAGCAGGTAAAGGGTTTAACATCAGCAATATACTTAAAGCAACTGGTGAGGCGGGTGAGGCTGCAATGCCAGACTTTAGAAAAGCAGTAAGCGAGGCTAAAGCCATAAGAGCAAAAGCAGGTGCATACGCTTTAAGCAGAAAAAAAGAAGATCAAGAAAAAGCTATGAAAAGGAATGATTACTTTATTATACCAAAAACTGGTAAGGGTATATTAGGTATAGCCGCAAATCTAGGTAAGGGCAATTTAGAAAGTCTTAATAGTTACGAATTAAACAATTTAATGAATAATTCTGATTTTAAAGAACAATTTGAAGTCATAGATAAAGACACTTATGTTGATTTAGCAAAAACAGCTATGACTGCTGATGGTAAGAAAAAGTTGTATCAAAGTGGTTCTGAAAGCATACCTTTGTTCGCAGGTGCAGATAAAGAGTTATCATATAGAGTACAACTGCCAGACATGAATGTTGCACCACAAGGCACTAACCCTGTGTTTATTGATAATAAAGATAGACTAAAATCATTAATAGGAGACATGGAAAAAGGTGTTGTTAATCAAGTTAAGCAATTTGATCAATTAGCAAAATTACTTAGCCAAACAGATATAACAATTACAGATCAATTAAGGTCTACTGTTGTACAAACTGCAAGAAATTTTGGAATTAATATAGCTCCAGATACAGACCCAGTTCAACAAATTAAAACTATTTTAACAAGAATACAAGCAACTAACGCATCTGATATTTTACAAGAAGCTGGTAAAACTCTTTCCGATAGAGACAGAGAGTTAGTAAGAGATATTGTTGGAGATGTTAATTTTCTTCAAGGTGATGAAAAAGAACTTGTTAGAAAATTAGGTAATATATTTAATCTTATAGTTGGTAAAGGTAGAGCTAATATTGAATCAGCTTATAATACCTTAGAATCACAAGGCATATTTTTAAGAAATAAAAAGAAGGGTATGTCTAAAACAAAAGACGCAGAGGGTGATTTATACACAATAGATTAATGGGAATAATTAGAGTTCAAACACCAAATGACGACATAGTAAGAGTTCAAATTCAAGGAGATGAACCTACCGAACAAGAAATGCAAAAAATTCGTGATCAATTTGGTCAATCTAATACACAAACTACATCACAAGGAGCAGAGTCATTCCAAGACTTGGTGGATAAGTATTCTGGAGCTGGATCACAAAGGAGTCTTGTACAACAAGACTTTGATACAGAGTCTGGCATACAAAATTTTGGTCTTAGATCAGCATTATCTGTAGCAGAAAATAATGCAGAAGAAGAAGCTATACTTGCAAAACAAGGTTTTTCAACAGCAGATTACACAAGAGATAATAGGGGTCGATTAGCATTAACGCCAAGTGGTGCAAGAAAAGTAGGTGTTGAAACAGACAAAAATGTTCTCATTGATGAAGAGGGCTTTAGCAGAAATGATTTATCTGATTTAGTTGGTATATTACCAGAATTAGGGGGTGGTATAGCTG